CAACTCCAGTATTATTTTTTTCAACTTGAGAAGTATTAGGGTCTCTTTCATACAATTTTGGTGTTGATAATTGATCTGTTTGACCTAATTCTTCTTGAAATAATTCTGCAAATTTTGTATTGCGAGAATGTAATCTTTTATATAAGTCTTGTAATTCTGCTTTTCTAATAAAAACATTATTATTTAAAGACATCTGCTCTACAACTCTGTGCATGGTGCCAATAGTTTGGTCATGTGGATACATTTCCAAACATTTAGCCAGCTTAACCTTTAATAAAGGTATAGCTATTTTTTCTTGAGCATCCACCGTTTTTGATAGAGAACCTACTAATTTTTGTAATTGATCAAAACTCATATAACACCTATATGTATTTAAGCTAATTCAGGGTATTTGGTTAAAACTTCTTTTTTGGATGGCAAGCTCAATTCTGACAATAAAGCTTTAACCAACTTTGAATTTTCTGCTAATTTACGAGGTAAGTAATCGCTAACCTTATCTAGTTCATTTTTTGGAATTCCTAATTTTTGAGATGCCAAATTTACAATTGGATCTCCTTTATAAGAAATTTGAATAGTGCTGGCGGTCTTATTAACCAAGACTTCCCAAGCAATAGCTTCCTTTACATCTTCATTTTCATATAATGAAACAATGTAATCGCCATCATCGGCGCTTTGGACTTGCCATAACTCAGCACCCTTATCACTATCTTTAAAGCGGACCACATCGAAGGCTACAGTCTCTAAAAGATGTTTAACATCATTTAAGCGATAAGCTTTTTTATAAATTTTATTATTTAAGTTTGAATAGTCAACTGAGAACTTTGGCATCATATCTCCATTTTACGCAAATCACGCCTATATAGATAAACAAATATTGATACCTATTACGTTTTTTATTTATATATAGAGATATTAATAAAATTAAAACAAAAAAGCCGGCTAAGATTTCTCTTGCCGGCTTTTTATTATTTTATACTTTTACCTTCCTAATTAGTATTTTTCGCTTCTGATCTCTGCCATTTTTGCTAAAATTTCTTTTATCTTATCATCTTTCTCTGTAATTTTATTTAATTTCTTTTTCGCTCCACCGTAAATGCGCTTGCCATTTTTATAATCAACATTACCATTTAATGATTTAGTAATTGAGCTTTGATTTACATTAAGCATTTTAGCAATTTCCATTTGGGTATATCCGTCCGCATATAATCTAATTACTTGTTTTTGTCTTGGGGTTAAAAGATTATCTACAATTCTCCAAAATTCTTTTTTAAGTTCATCTTCTAATTCTATTAGATTTTCATCATAATGATATGGGTTAAGCCTATTATAAATACTGTCTGTATTAGAAAATGATTCTAATGTATCATTTGAACAAGACACTTCGAGCAAAAGATGCTGATAAGAATCTGAGCGATTTTTTCTTTTTTCTCTTTCCATAAGATCTCCTTTGAATTTTATAATTTATCTCTTACTTCAAAAGATAAAGAATCATAACTATTTTGAGATAGGTATTCGTCTATATCCTTATAAGGATTTGGCAAATAGAAATTTCTTATGTTTGCATAATTTCCAAACACATTAATTATTTTTGCCCTCCCCTTTTCACCGGCTTCATCACCATCCAATAATAAAAATATATTATTGGTGTATCTGCTAATGAGGGAAAATTGATAGATTGTCATATTAGAATTGCCTAAAGCAACAATATTTTTAAATCCAGCCTCATGAGCCTTTATAACGTCAAACTGACCCTCAACAATATATACCGAATCTTGTTCCAAGATTGATTGTTTTGCAGCATATAATCCAAATAAAAAATTACCTTTTTGAAAAACAGTATTTTTATATTTAGCAATATTTAATTTCTTTCTATCATCATCTGATAATAAGCTTCTTCCAACTAAACCAACAATGTTGCCATATGTATCATGGTAAGGCATAATTAAAGGATAATTTTCAAAATACAATGAATTAATAGATCTTGGACCCCAAGAATCCTCAATTTCCTTATGAAATAATAATTTCAATTTTTCTAATTCATCGTTACCTATCAATGTTGTTAAAAGTGAAATATTATTAATTCCTGGAAAATATCCAAAATTAAAATTTTTCTGACTATCTTTAGATAATCTATTATCCAAATACTCTTTACACACACTAGCACCAGGATAGTTATTTAATAAATAAGAACATGACTCTACAATTTTATCAAACATCTTTATCTACCGTTTTTAACTTTTCTTTTAACATTTCTTTAAAATGATCACTTACATTGTCTAATGGCTGTTTACAACTTCCACATATAACTTCTCCATTATTATGAAGCATTGGGCGCTTGGTCGCGTTACATTTATTACATTTAACAGAAAATGGAACCTTTTCTGGCTTTTTAAATTGTTTTGAGCTTTTCATTTGAGCTATTGCAAAACTACTTATATTAAGTATTTCTTTATCACATTCAGAACAATGTGGCTTATTTGTTGTAAGATCTAAATATGGCTCTTGAAATTTATAACATCCTTTATTTGTACAATTCGTTGTAAATGCCATCATTAATCCTTATTTTTTAGAAAATCAATTAGTTTATTAGTATCTTTAGGATAATCAATATTCATAACCACATTATGTGGACCCTCTCTGCCTACTCCTAAATTAGGTATTGATACTATATCTTTGTTTTTAGAACTTGGTGGGACCTCTATCATATGCTGACCATCCAATGTTATAATTTCTATAGAGCAACCAGTTAATGCATCTAATAAAGAAATATCACAATTAGTAACAATAGCATTTCCATCTATTTTAAATCTTAAATCCTCAGCAACTATAAGATGTAAAAATGCATCAGTATATTGATCTATTAATTGGTTCGTAAATGGATTTTGCCCAGACCCAACATATTCTCCCTTGCCAGCAATTCTAAGAATATTTCCATTTTTAACACCTCCAGGAATAGTTACAGTAATAGAAGTGTCAGCCTCTAAAACACATTTACCCACACATTCAGTGCATTGTTTAATATTTTGTTTTCCTTTACAAACATTACAGGGTTGAAAAAATGATATAGGTCCTTGTCTAGAAAATATTCTGCCTGTACCGCCACAAGTGCCGCAGCCATTAGACTCTATAATTTGCCCTTGTCCTCCACAAGATTCGCATTTTACATTTCTTTTATATTGAATATCTTTTTTACAGCCAAAAACGCCTTCTTTAAATGTTAAAGTTATACTACTATGGATCTCCCTAATAACCCTGTGTTTTCTCATATGTTGATTTATAAAATCTTCTAAATCAATTCCAGAATTATTCTGGTTAAATTGTGGCTCATTATCTTTTCCAGATTGTATTACAGAATACGCTTCATTAATTTTTTTAAACTTATCATCTGCATTTGTGTCTTTATTAACATCAGGATGATATTTTTTAGTTAATTTTCTATATTGTTTTTTAATTTCTTCTGGAGTAGCATCAGAAGATAACTCAAGTATCAAGTAAGCTTCACTTCTTCTCATTTCTTTTTTTCCTTAATTTTCCCAATCAAAATAAATGAATAATATAAAGCTACAGCAATTGCATCTGCTCGGTCAAAATTTTCAACTTTAAAATTTCCCTTTTTATTTTTCTCATATGGAAACTTAATTCCCAAATGATGTTCAACAAGCTCAGGCATTTCTTCTTTTTTAGGAAATATTTTATTTAATTTTAACCCATGTCTTATTGACATTATGTTACATAATGTAGGGGATTTACTATTATAGTCATAAGCACATAAACCAATCATACGATTAAAAGTTGTTAACATAATAATAGTATTTGCCGTAGAAGATCCTGGCATAAATTTAACTATATCTTCTATAGCAATAAGATCTGGATTATATTTCGCAAAAATATCTAATACTTTATTTCTACTATCCAATAATTTTTCAAATATAGTTCCCTTTTTAAGTGGCTTAAAATAGCCGGAATCTATATATTCAATAGATTTTTTTTCTATATTAACATTTAATACTGCGAATCCTATTGTGGTACTAGAAACGTCAAACGAAAGAATGATTGCCATACAGTGGCATATAACAAAAAAAAAGGACCTGACATTAATCAAGTCCTTTTAATTGGTTTTAATCCAAACAATTAGCTTGCATTAGCATCATAAGCTGGAAAATCTGGGCTATCATCCTCATCATCGCTCATAGATACTTGGGCTGGCGTATTATTTGTAACTTTTGGTGCTGCCGTTTTGCCAGCATTACCAGCATTACCAGCATTACCAGCATTACCAGCATTACCATTAGCTGGAGCTACCACACCATTAAGTTTTTCTAATCTACTAAGAACAAATTCAACAGTAGGTGGCGTACATCTACGTTTCAGATCAATTAAATCGAATTCATCTTTTTTCTTTTGATCTTCAGCGGATAATGGTTCTTTTGAACAAACTTGAACTGTGTAGTATCCTGTGGCACCTCCTTTAGGATCTACTACAATGTCAATGTCATATTTAGCTGGATCGCCCCACTTAGCATTTTTTGCCCATTTTCTTAGTTGTTGATATACAGCAAACCCAACATCTAAAATTTGAGTTTTGCCAGTATCACGATTTATTGCGCCAAAAAACCAACGAAGTTTGGCTGGAAATTTTGGTTTGTTAGTTTCAGGATCAATAATATCACAAACCGGACAAGACCCATGTGCTGCTGAGCACATTATTTTATTTCCAAATCCTTTATCGCCTTCTGCCTTATATTTATGAACAATATATTGGTGCGGGACAGTAACCAATCTAAGCTCATTAGTACCTTCTTTTAAACGAAAATATAAATCTTTATTATTCACTGTTTTTTTATTATCACCATAAACATCATCATTATAAGATACTTCTCCAAATGTATTCATTTTAATCTCCTATTTGTACTTTCGTAACTATTTTTCTTTAAAAATCGTTATTTAACCTAAAGCATCAGTGCTGTACGGTTTTATTTTAACGAAAAATTTATTTTGCCTTAAATACTAGGCTCCTTACGTAGCAAATTTTATGCCACGGAATCATCACATCAATGATAGATTCTTTTTTAATTGTTGTCAACATCGTTGAAAAAGAAGTAATTATTTCGTCTTCGCTAGCTTCACAAAAGAAACCTTTTGCGGAAATAAATCCATTTCCTTGTTCTGGTCTATCCAGAGTAATAAACCTTTTTATAACTTTAGTTTTACCTGTAGAATCTTCTACGGTAACTAAATATAATGGCTTATTGCTTGTTGAACTAATAGCTGGTATACCTGCTGGACTTACTGCAATATCATGCGACATTTTTTACCTTCTTAATTTTTTTTGGTTTATCTTCAGAATCACTATCTAATTCATCAC